TCAGCCGGCTGGGGTGATGATCGCCAGGAAGCGCTGGTGATCGCTAGCTGGTCCGAACCTGACGACGTCCTGCAGGTGATCGGGTGCAAGATGCGCGTAACGCATAGTCATGGCTAGAGTGGTGTGGCCCAGGATTTTCTGCAGTGTCAGGATGTTGCCACCGTTCATGACGAAATGACTGGCGAAGGTGTGCCGTAGCACGTGCGATGACTGGCCAGCAGGCACCGGCAAGCGAGACTCACTCAGGGCCTTGTCGAAGCTGTTCAGGCAATTGCTGAACTGACCGTGTTGCTTGAAGTGCCGGTGTATCTGTTGTTCCAGCTCCAGGGCGATAGGGATCGAGCGGATCCTCTTGCCTTTGGTGTTCACGAAGGTAACCAGCTGGTTGCGTACCCGGTCGGGTGTCAGTGCCTGAGCCTCACCCCAACGAGCACCCGTGGCCAAGCAGATGGCGGCCACCATGGCGACATGAGGAGTCCGGCAATAGCGGTGAATGGTGGCGAACAGCGTCTCTATCTGGCTATCGGTCAGGTAGGCCAGTTCCTTCTCCTGCAGACGCAGAGGGCGGACGCGAGCCAGCGGGTTGGCGTAGTCGATTTCGCCGAGCTGGTGCAGGACATTGAACACTGAGCGCAGGTAGCCTAGGCGGTTATTTAGGGTCTTAGGATTGGCGCCGGCTTTGATGGCCTGGGTTCGATACTCGGCATATTCGTTGCCGGTCATCTTGATGGCTACCGGATCGCCCAGTTCTTTGGCCAGCGCATCCAGCAAGCGACGCCTTGCTTCACCATCGCTCAAGGTATGGGCATGCAGTGTTGCCCAACGGTCGATCAGCTCTGAGAGCTTGCGACGGTCCTTTGGCTTGGGTGCCCACTCAGGTGCATTGATGACCTTGGCCCTGCAGGTGGCTTCGAAGCGCTGGGCTTCACCCTTGGTCTTGAACGTTTTGCGGAAGCGCCGGCCCTTGATGGGTTCAACGTCGACTTTCCAGCGCCCGTCAGACAGTTGCTCGATAGCCATCAGACAGCCCGACCCCACCTGATATGGCGTTCCTCGAGGATGCCCTTGATGTGTTTATACAGCCCGTCTTCATCCATGCCTTTCGCGGCATAGTGGTCGCGGATCACCGGCCAGCATTCCCAATCCTTGAGCCGATAGAAAGCCTTTCTAGCGCCCACTCGCTCCCGTGCCAGCAGGCTGACGAAGTTTCCCAGGAATAGCTCGACGTTCTTTCCCGAGAAGCCCCGCGAGGTCTTGTATTGGCGTTTGTACTCGGTTTCGTCCACCAGGGAATCGACTGGCAGATCTACGCGCACGTCGTCGCGGATCAGCGTCCAGATGGGCTCAAAGTAGCCAGGGCGAGCCAGCAGCTTGAACTGGCGCAGGCCATAGCGCCACAGGCCGTCTAGGTGCGGTGCGAATGCCGCGTAGCTGTTGGTTTCGATGGTTTGGCCGCTTTGCAGATCGAACGAGCCCGAGGCGAATTGCTGGATAACCGAGTGGTGATAACGCAGCTCTACGCGCCACACGTTTTGCTCGGGGTTGTAGTTGTCCGGGTCGGCTTCGTCGAAGCTGTCGCGACGTTTCCAGACGCCTTCCCAGTAGTCGAGCTTATCGATGGAGCGGGCCTGTTCGGTCTTGTTGTAGATGCCCAGCTGGACACCACCAGCGGAGCCGAACAGGTAGGACTGGCCTTTGCCGTAGGTGGCAGACTCCAACGTCCACTGGATTTCCTTGATGCCGGAAATATCACGGGCAGCGCGTGCGCGGCAGTGCATACGGGCGACCAGATCGGCGGGCGGTTGCCATCCCTGCAGGTCTAGCGCGAGGTGGACGGCGCATTGGTTGCGTTCAACGTTGGTCAGGACGTGGCTGGCGTAGTAGTCGAGACGTTCCTGCAGGCGCTCGGGGCAGAACTGATCGATGGCATGGGGTGACACTTCGATTTTCAGATGTGGGCCAATGTTCTCGATTTTGGCGTTGAAGTTCTTCACCAGCAGGATGATGCCCAGGTCTGCATTCTGCAGCTTGTACTGGTAGCCGGAATCCTTGCTGACGCGACCCGAGTGCCAGCGCTGGCCAGCGAAATCGACGATGGTCCCTGGCTTGTCGAATAGGCACATGATTTCCGGGCGGATCAGGCCACGGTACAGCTGGCGGACGGTATCGACGCTACAGGCCAGGATTTTGGCCTTGGACAGATCGACGATTTCAGCAGTACCAGGATCAACGAAAATTCGTCCAAGGCTGTTGTGCTCACCGTTGAGGTCTAGACGGGCAAAATCTTTGATCTTCATTTCTGGTTTTCCTTACTGGCCATTACTTGCCATTTCGAAATCGGTTTATCTGACGTGCTACAGGGACGTCAGCGGCTTGCGCGCCGCTCGCTCCCTCTGAACTGAACCGCTCGCTCGCGGCGCGCTCACCGCCACGGCCTGGCGGGGTATTCGTTATCCGGTATTACCGTCACCGGCACCGGGGAGCGGATCGAGGGCAAGGGGCTGGAGCTATCCGAGCGGATAGAGGCCGCAGCGGATATGCCGTTAGCTGCCTGTCGGTTGCCGCTGTTGTCTCGCTGCTGTGGCCGGCCCCGGCACATGACGTGCGCGGAGTAGCCCATGGGGTGGCTGATATAGGCCATGCAGGGGCTGAGGATGCGCACGAGGTAGCCGAGCTGGCGAAGCTCAGCCAAGGATTGGCCGAGTACCTGGCCGTCGCTGTCGATCACGTCGAACAGGCCTAGCTCTCTGGGCTTGCCTTCGGCCTGGGTGGTCATCAATGCCCGAACCGCAAAGGTACGCGGGGCAAAGGGGTGGTTCAGCTCACCAGCCAGAACATCAGGCGGCTGGTTAACCAGAAGATCATCAGTAGGATCAGTGCGCGTATCAGCAGAAAGCGCAGGATTCGCCACACCGGGCGCAGCAGCAGGAGCAGCATCGGGCGCAGGGGTTTGAGCGCTGCTAGGAGCGCCGAACTTAGGTGTGCCAAGAGATAGTAGAGCGACAAAAAGACAGGCAATAAATGCCAGTAGAAAAAGTAGCTTAGGCGACTTGAGCAGGCTCTTTCCGGCTTTGGTGTCCTGGGTTTTTCCGGTGGCGGTGGATTGGTAGAGGCGGAAGGTGTCCTGCTTGATTCGCTTGTATTCAATGATGGTGCCTTCGGCGGGTGGCCGGTTGAGCTGGGCGTCATGCTGGGCCTCCTTGTAGCGACCTTTGATGCCGATGACGGCGAGGTTGGAATGCTTGTAGGCCATCTCGCAGGTCATGCGGATGTCGTCGCGGATGTAGCTGATGTTGGGGGTGGTCAGCACCACGTCCCAGTTCCAATGACGGTGCCGGGTCCAGCCGTCGAGCCAGTTCATGGGCCGGTCAGCGGCCTGGGCGGCTTCGGAGCCACCCGGGAAGTCGAAGCGCTCGAGGTCGCGTTCGCGCCAGGCTTTGGGGAAGACGAGCTGGGTTTCATCAAAGATGATGAACGCGCCGCGCGGCGCCCATTGGAACCAGGTGCGCATGCGCTCCATGTCGGCTTGCTGTTCCAGGTCGAGGTTGATGATGTCGACCGACTCGGGCAGATCGGGCATGGCCTGCAGCACACGCTCCAGGGTGAAGCCGCGGACGTTGGTGATGATCAACCGACCTTCTTTGAGGGCCGGCACGGCGTCGTCTTGAATGGCGCCGCTGGTCTTGTACGAGCCGTTGGGGCCGTGGTGGATTTTGATCGACATGGTTAGCGCCCTATGAACGGTACGAACTTGAGCGCGAAGCGGGTGGAGAGTGCAGAGAACAGGATGTTCAGCGCCTGGGGGATGCCGAAGAAGTTGAGCGCGTTGACCACTTCAGCAGGTAAAGCGCCCCAGCGCTCACGGACGGCTTCGGCCAGGCCGATGTCGTCCAAGACCCCTTGGGCCGCTTCATAAGCGACTTCCAGGGCGAGCAGCTGAATCTGTACCCAGGAATAGATCGCGGCTTTGGTGAGCAAGACGAGGCCGTCTTTGACGAAGTCGTAGATGCCGGAGCTGAGGAAGTCCCAAACGTATTGGAAGAAGACGATGACTTGGTCGAGAAAGCCAGCGAGCCAATCAAGCATGGTGGTTACCCTCTGAGGACGATGACGGCGGCCAGGGCAGCGGCGGCCAGGAGCAGGACGTAGCGCAGGTAGGAGAGCTGTTCGGAGTAGTCGGCCGGGCAGATGCGCAGAGAGACGCCTCCCGTTCTGATGGAGAAGGTTTCGCAGGGGAGCGAGCCGCCACCAGCACCCAGGTTGAGGTCGAATACGCCTTTGAACAGGGCGCCGTATTCATCGAGCTTCTGATCGAGTTCGGCGCGTGCGTCTGCTATGCGTTCGTCCCATTCGCTGAGGCCTTCGGCGAAGCTGCCCTGTTCACCCTGCTGGAGGTTGCGAGAAGGACCGGGCGGACCTTCTTCGTCCTCTTTGTCGCCTTCACCATCGCCCGTGCCGCCACCGGTTCCGGAAGACCCACCATCATTGATGCCTCCGGAGGGTTTGCAGTTGGGGCCGGTGCACTTGGAGACGTCAGAGGTGATGTTGCCGTTCGGGTCTTTGGTGGTGGTGGTGACGTTGGTGGTCACTTGGTTGGTACAGGACCCCACGCCGGAGCAGACGACCTTGGTTTGGGTGTCGGTTTTGATGGTCGTGGTCGAGCCGTCGCCGTTGAGTTTGGTGTCCACCTTGGTTTGGGTCATGGTGCCGGTGGAGCTGGGATTTTTGCCGTAGCACTTGAAAGGGCCGTTGTTGACCGTGCCGCAGTTGCTGTAGTCGCCAGGCTTGCCGGTGTATTGGGAGGACGAGCAGACCATGCGCCCCTCACCATCGGGCACGTACACGCAGGGTTGTTTGTCGTTGATGATGGGTTCATCAGGCGGGATGCATTCATCGCCAGGCTGGCAGATGTCGCCGGGTTGGCCGGGAGGTGCTACCCATGGCGGAGCGTCGCCGTCACCTGGGGCACCGCTGAAATTGAGCGCCACCCGGCATCTGATCGGGGCAGGACCGAGGCTGACGGTACCGGTCTTTCGCGGGGCAGGTGCTTTGCAATGGCTGATATCGAGGACGGTGGCGACGCAGCCTTGTTCGATGATGGACGGCGGCTTGATCGCGTTACCGGCATCATCTACGGAGACGTAGATGCTGGTGAAACGGGTGGATTGCGCGAAGTGCATGCACTGCGACGGCTTATCAGCGTCGTAGAAGGGGACGCACTGGCCTTGGGCATTGGTGATCTTGGGAATGGTGGCGCCGCCGATGATTTCTTCGCCGCACTTTTCGCCGCCGGGCGGGAGGTCGTCTTTACATTGACTGGAGCCGTCGATGATAGAGGGATCGTAAACGGATCCTGGGGGACAAATATTGCCTCTAAGTTCAACGGTGGTGGCTGACAGGGAAACCTCTTTTCCCTGAGAGTTAATCCTGCGGATTGTGCAGTCCCATACCGTATTATCTGTATTTTCACGCGGAGCAAGTTTAGAGATAAAGGCGGTTGGGTATCCCGGCAGATAACGAGATAGCGTGGTGTCACAAGCCTGTTTAGGACTTTCAAACTTGTCCGTATAAAGGTTGCTGTACCAATAGAAAAACACCAGTTCGCTGGAGAACGCTGGCAATGAAAGAAAAGCCACCAATAGAGCCCAAGGGAATCTCATAAACAAGCAAGGGGCCTTTCGGCCCCTATCCTCACAGTCAGAAGAACTCGCCGATCCGAAAGCCGGTGATGAAGGCACCGGCAATGAATGCGCCGAGCATCACTGACCAGAGCATTGGCGCAGGCCCTTAGGCTTTGCGCAGCATGGAGAACACCACGCCGACACAGGCCAGAACGGCCAGTGCCAGGGCGATGTAGCCGGCGATGGTGCTGGCGTCGGTCTGGCCCTCAGCGATCTGCGCCTGGATGGCGGCAGTGTCGACCACGGCTGCGAAAGCCGGGACGGTAGCGACGGAGACGACAGCGCCGATGCAGGCGTTGCGGGCGAAGCGACGAGCACGACCGAAAGCGGTGGCGCCGTTTTGCAGCTGGGTTTTCAGTTGTTTCATGGTTGTTACCTCATGCGTCGTAGGACTGATGCGACCAATCCACCGGAAAGGCCGATTGCAAACGCCATCAGCGTTCCGCCAAAACCAATGCCGAACGCCTCTGGCGAAAATCCCCCTGAGACCAAGATGTCTACATAGCCAGCGGCCTCGGGAGGGATCAGGTAGGCCTGTTGCCATCCGTATTGCGAGCAGGACACCGACGCATCCGCGTTGGTGGTCCACTGCATGCAGACTTGAACGGCAACGACCGACATACAGGCCCCTGTTACTCCGCCTGGCTGGGGTCACGAACGACCTCAGCCATGGCGATGCAGTCGGGGCAGATCACGAGGTCGGGCGCCTTGTTCAGATCGGGCAGCAGGTCGGGCTGGGGGGCGGACTGGTTGTAGAGCTGGCCCATGGGCTGGCCACAGCAGTCACACAGCACGCGATCAACGATCAGCACGGCGGCGCCCTCCCGTCAGGCCTTGGCCGCGTCCGGCTGGGTGCCGGTCGGCTTGGGCTGTTGTTGGGCGCTCTGCTGGGGAGCAGGCTTGGCGGCCTGGGCAGCCTTGGCGGACTCGACGTGCAGGACGATGAACTTGCCGGCGTTCTTGGAGCCGCGATCAATCTCTACGGTGACGCGGACGGTCTCCAGTACATCGAGGCCTTTGCAGGAGGCCCACACTTCGTCCAGGGAGCCTTCTGCTACCTGCATCGAGAGCAGGGAGACGCCGAGGTCCTTTTCGCCGTCCGGTTCGTCGCCCAGGTACAGCTTGACCAGATCCACGTTGTCGAACTTCACGCGCTCAGCGCTGATGAATGCCAGTTCCATAGTGGTGCGTGCCAT